CGGTGTATGGGATGGTGTATGGGATGGTGGATACACTGAAGGTAGAGTCGGGTTTGGTGTATACAATCGAGAGGTGAGGGGTGTTGCTTTGTATGTGGAGATTGTATACAGTGTGGGATTGTATACAGTGTGAGGGTAGGGGTGGGTATTGTATACAAAGTGACGTACACCTACTTTTGTATACAGAAGTGTATACCGCGCCTTACCCCTCCGGAAAAATTTTCAAAATTTCCACCACAAATTGACTTTCAACAGCCACTACACAACAGTCACTATTAGCATAACCCAAAATCTCCCGTACAATCCCCGCATGACAGACAAATACCCCAGCTCCTGGCGCAAGGCCAACCCCAGACGGCCCAACGCACTGCAAAGCCGTATCACAGAGCAGCAGAAGCTGGACCTGTACAACCGAAACATCACGACCAGGGAACTTGCCAAGGTGCTTGACGTACACGAAAAACACTTGAGCTTTGCGTTCCCAGGCAAGAAGCCGATAGTTGACAAGGGTGTTCTGATAGAGGCTCGCAAGGACTTCAAACTCAGCGTGGCCAAAGAAATCCTTGAAGGCAGACTGTCCATTGATGGTGCAGCAAAGAAGTGCTGTGTCAGCTACCACACCATGTGGAGGCACCTTGCTAAAGCAAAGAAGCGCTACCCAGAACTTGTTGAAGGTTACGAGCAAATCCTGCTAGAGCAGCGCAAACTCAGCATGAACTACGCAAGGAAAGAGAAGCATGTTTGACTCTTTTGACGAACCTAAACCAACAGAAAAGCTGAACACGCTTCCACCAAGTAGAGTTCACGCCACAAAACTGGCAGAGCTAGACCTTGACGGAGAGTTGCTGGCTCAGTACAAGAACGCCTTGATTCTGAGGGAAGCTACAGAGTACGACGAAGAAATACCGCTAAGCCAAAAGGCTCAACTGTTAAACACTATCAACAGTATCCTAACTAGCATCACTAAAAACCAGACAGAACTGTATGACGCAGAGCGTTTAAAGCTCTACGAAGGCACACTAATCACAGTTTTGAAGAAATTTCCAGAGCTGAGTGAGGCCTTCTTTGCGGCTTATGAAGAGGCCTTAAGCAATGCATGACCACATTCGGCGCCTGAAAGACGGGGTCAACAACACCTACACACTGGGAAACCTTGCGGATTGGATTGTTAAGCACACCAAAATCGAGGGAAAGCCGTTCTCTTTTAAGGGACATGAGTACCAAAAAGACATTATTGGCGACCTAGAAAAGAACCTGATCGTAGTAAAAGCTGCGCAAACCGGACTCTCCGAGATCTTCGCACGGTGGGCACTTGCCTGTGTCAGCACCCAAGAGAACTTCACCTTGATGTGGACGTTCCCTACCAGCACAGACGCGGAAAACTTTACACGAACTCGTATCGACCCAATCATAGCGGACAGTGCTGAGATTCGCCGCATGATGAGCAAGAGCATAAACACTGTAGCGTTAAAGCAATTCGGTGCGAACAGTTTTGCCTATGTGCGGGGGACTATATCGGAGACAGGCGGCTTGTCAGTGCCTGCAGACTTGTTGATTCACGACGAATACGACAAGTCAGACATGGACAATATTGCAACTTACGTCAGTCGGTTGCAACACAAACCCACCAAGATGCGCAGGGTTTTCTCCACCCCCACAGTAGAAAAATACGGGGTCTCACTCCTCGCGGAGACAGCAAAACGCTATCGCCAGATGTGGAAGTGCGACAAGTGCAACCACCTGTGGCTGCCTAGCTACGAGAAAGACGTAAAAATTCCTGGTTGGGACAGACCAAAGAAAGAGATTACCAAGACGGTCCTGAAAGACCTTGACTGGCAGGCGTCTAAATTGCTGTGCCCCTGCTGCGGCAGAGAGCCCAGAACTGACCTGAAGTACCGAAACTGGGTGCTTGAGAACCCAGGCGATAACTACGACGAGAAGGCTCTCTACGTTAGTCCCTTCTGTGCGCCGAGTATCATTACACCTGCTTATCTGGTGCGTACTAGCGCGACATTTGCCAAGTGGTCAGAGTTCTGCAACCAAGCCCTGGGCTTGACTGCGGAAGACGGAGAAGAGTCGTTACTAGAATCAGACGTAAGAAAGTCGCTAGTTGATGCTGACTTCACAGAGTCAACGGTTCACTTCTTAGGTGCTGATATGGGCTTAACCTGCCACGTTGTCATTGGCAGAATAGCCTCAGACGGTAAAGTGTTGGTAGTGCACAGAGAAAGGATTAACTACACAAAGTTCATCGAACGTAGGCAGGAGTTGTGCAAACAGTTTCGCGTAACGGTGTCAGTGCACGATATGTTTCCGTACACAGACCTTGTTAACCGAATCACCACTTACGACCCAAATGCTTACGGTGCAATTTATGTAGACCGAAAGGTTGGTGAAACTTACACAGTGACAAGGGCAGAGGCTGAGCCGGAAGAAGGAAAGCTGAACGTAACACGAGTTAACATTAACCGGGACATTTCGTTTGACGGCTTGATGGCTGAGTTTAAAGCTTTGAACATCGCTATCAAGAAGCAACCAGATGACGAAGAGTTTGTCTCACATCTGAGAGATATGAAACGTGTACGTGTACTTACTAAAGACGGCTTCAAGTATAAGTGGGAGAAGACGAAAGGGGAGGACCACTACCACCACGCCCTACACTACTTCTACATAGCCACAAAACTTGCAGGTACAGCGAGTGGGTGGGTAAATGTAGGAGCGCTGCCTATGCTAACCGTGCTCAAACCTAGACGCCAACAGTAGTTCAAATCTGCCGTAAAGGTTTAAGTGTAAGAAGCTAGAATCCGGCCAAGGGCCGGATTCCTGCGCTCAGAGGTCAACACCATGAACATCTTTTCCAAAGTAAGAAGCCTGTGGCACGCCAGCACGCTGCCGCCGATGCCCATGCCAAAAGCGCCTAAAGGCGCACAAGCTGTCCCAGGTGACCGCACAAACGTAGCCCCCAAGACTTCAGTGGTGGCGAAAACTGACCGGCAACTTGCCAACACCAATCGTTTAACGGCAAGGGACCAAGGCTCTACCCCAAAAGTTCTGCGAGAACTCGTCAAATCCAGCCCAGACCTAAGTGCAGCAGTAAGCTTCCTACTTCGTACAGGTATTCCTGAGAAGTACACAACTGTCGCTAGGGATATGGACGGAAAAATTAACGTACCTGCGACACAGTTAGCGCAGGAACTGCTGCGCCGCATGACGTACCTTGGCAATGCAGACGGTTCGTTCGGCACCCAGATGGGCCTGCAGACCCTGTCAGAGTCCCTGGCACTTGAGCTGATTATGGACGGAGCAGCTTGCCTGGAAGTAGCCCTTGACAAAGCTAGAGTGCCTGCCAGCATGAACCCTGTCTCTGTAACCACCTTAAGGCAGTACGAAGAAGAGAATTCTTTCCGTCTGGTACAACTTATCGGAGGGGAAGAGATAGACCTTGACCTTCCTACAGTCATCTACACTACGATTGACAAGTTTCAAACGGACTCATACCCTAGCGGTTACATAGAGTCGGCTATTCAGCCGGTACTCGCGGACATTGAGTTTAACAACGACATTCGCAGGGCGCTCAAGCGTGCTGTGCTGCCACGCACGGTTGCTTCTATTGACTTTGAGAAAGTCAAGAAGATGATGCCACCGGATGTGTTGCAAGACCCTGCCAAGTGTGCTGCTTACTACACCACACTGCTCGAAGAAATCCAGTCGACTATCAACGGTTCGGCACCGGAAGACAGCTATGTCACTTACGACACAGTGAAATACAGCTACATTGACGGAGGTGGGGACCCTTCTGCGATCATCCAAAAGATTCAGGGCGTGCTGAACGGAAAACTTGCGTCTGGCGCAAAGACCTTGCCTGTTATCCTGGGGCACGGCAGCAACAGTATGGCTTCGTCCACAGAGAGCTTGCTGTACATTAAACAGGCTAACGGTATTCGGGTGAAGCTTAATGAGATGTACAGTCGAGCCCTGAGCGTGGCTGTGCGTTTGCTGGGCCAAGACTGCTACGTGGAGTTCACCTACGCAGCGATAGACTTACGCCCCGAGGCAGAACTTGAGGCTTTCAGGGCCATCCAACAGTCCCGCATCCTGGAGCTTACGAGCCTTGGTTACATGCTTGACGAGGAGGCTTGCATACTGTTGACTGGTAACCTACCTCCAGCAGGTTTCACACCTTTAAGTGGTACTATGTTTAAGTCCTCTACTGCCCAAACAGGCGGTAACCCGACTTCCAACAACAGTGCAATGTCTTCGGACCAGCCAAAAGGCGTGAAGTCCCAGAACAATAAAGCTGCAACGTAGTTAGAATCTGGTATGCCTCATAAATTATCCCTCTGGCTGGGTAGCCAATCCTCTTACGAAGCAAGCATCGAAGCTTCTGCAAAAGCTGAAGCTCGCATGAACGCAGGAGAAGAACCAGCTAGTCTGCCACCACTGCTGGAAGTGCAAGGTAGTGTGGGTATCATCAGCATCCAAGGTTCTCTCGTTCCTGGGAATGCAGGTTGGGGCCTGTACTTTGGCCAGTGCGGTTACAGCGACATTCGTGACGCACTGACTGCGGCGTTGCTTAAGCCAGAAGTTACCTCCATCCTCCTGAACATGGCTTCCGGCGGTGGTGCTGTGGCAGGTTGCCACGAAACCGCACAACTGATTCGTCGTGTGAACAAGGTTAAACCTGTAGTTACCTATGCAGGCGCTACTATGGGTAGCGCCTGCTTGTGGTTGGGCGTATCAGGCCGCAAGATTTACGGAGCAGAGACTGCAGAAATTGGAAGCCTTGGCATCATCATGGTGCACGCAGACAAGTCCGAGATGCTTGAAAAAGCAGGCATCAAAGTGACGGTCATTCGTGCAGGTACAGAGAAGGCGCTTGCTACTCCGTATGAGGCTTTGTCGGATAAAGCCCGGCAAGGTCTGGAGGCTAGGGCACAAGAAATGTACGACATATTCTTGAACTACGCTGCAGATTGCAGGGGCGTGTCGGCTGCTGTCGCAGATAAGAACTTCGGCCAAGGTGTGGACTTTCTGGCGGAAGGCGCAAAGAAAGCTGGCCTTATTGACGAGGTAGGTAGCTTTGAGGATGCCTTCGCTGCTGCTGTAAAGCTGGGGGATAAAAAGTCCCGACCAGCCCAAGGAACTATCAACAACGGCTATGTTCAAGCAGGAGCAGACGCAAACCTTGTTTCTATGGCCGATAATCATGCCAATTCTCAAGGAACCCACATGCCTCAACCCCTTTCCCAAGAACAGATCGACGCAATGGCTGCTGGCATTGAATTGCCCGCTGCAGCCGATGCCGCTGCACCAGCCGCTGAAGTAGTGCCTGAAACGCCTGCCCAGGCAGACGCCGCCCCTGCCGCCGCTGCTCCAGACGCTCTGACTGTTTTGCAGTCGATGCTGGCAACCGCCCAAGCGGAACTGCTGACTGCTCGTATGGAAGCCTCTACTTCCAAAACTGAGTTGGCTGCTCTGAAGCTGCAAGCACAAGGTTCGATTGAAATCGCCCGCGCTTCGGTCAAGACTATGGGTCTGCACTTCGGTATGTCTGCGGACACCGCTGCCGCTCTGTCGCCTGCGGAAGTTCTGTCAGAGCACGGCCGTCTGAGCACCTTGTTCCAGTCCAAGTTTAAGGTGGGCGGTGTGGCTGCCACCACCACGGATACCACTAAGGCTAAAGCTGCAGTGAATCCTATGTTTCTTGCAGCCGTCGCATCCACCCAAAAAGCCAAATAAGGAGTAATCTACATGGCCGCAAATCATTTCATCGTGCCCACCCTGCCAATTGGCAAGGTGATTGCCGCTCGTCTGGGCACCGGCCCTGCCGACAAATACACCGACACGGAAGTCGGCAAAGCTGTGAAGCTGTCTGGTGAAAGCCAGTACGTGCTGGCAGTTGCTGGTGATGCCATCGAAGGCGTCATCACCCAAGTCGAGTCTGGCACTTCCGCTGGCTACACTGTTGGTGGTGTTGCTACCGGCCAAGGTAACGGCTACATGTTCGCCACTGCTGACGGCCTGCAAGGTACCCCAGGCACCGGCGTTATCGCTTTGGGTGATCTGGTTGTCGTGGGTACGCTGACGGCTAAGGGTACGGCTCTGGCTGCTTACCCCAAAGTCTGCAAGGCCACGTCCCAAACCCTGGTCCGTCACGCTTGGCGCGTCGTGAGTCTGGGCACCGCTGGTACTGGCGCTGTCGGCACTCGTCTGTGCCTGGAAAAGCTGTAATCAATAACCAAATTCAGGAGTTTAACAAATGGCTTTCTTCCTTGACCGTGACGGCGTTGCCCAACACGTAGAAATTTCCGCTGACATTCACAAGGCCTCTTTTGATGCCGGCATGTCTGTCCCCACTTACATCAACCGTCAGTACATGAACGCTGACACTTCTAAGGGTTCGGCCTTCAAACAGCTGTGCGCTTCGGAGGGCTTGATCTTGCCCGGTGCGAATGACTTCGGTATCCGCGCAGCTACCGTGAATGACATTCTGGATGGCAAAGCTGGTATGCAAGCCGCGGGTATGAACAACGCTTCTGACCGTGGTTCGCCATTCGGTGTGGCTGCTCGTTCGCTGTACCCTGCTGCTATCGTGGACATGGTGGAAGACATTCTGGCTAAGGACCGTGATACGGACACCGTGGTGTTCGATCAGATGGTTGGCCAAGAAATGTCCATCCCCAACGAAAACTTCATCCAGCCTGTCATCTCGTACCAGACCGTTGGCGGTCCTGAACAAGCCCGTGCCCAGCGCGTGACGGAGTTTGCGGAACCCGGCGCAATGCTGCGCCTGTCCACCGCCGAGCGCATTCGCTCCCTGCCCGCTTTTGGCATGGGTATCGAGTTCAGCGATAAAGCCCGCGCAGCCCTGACCATTGACGTTGTGGCCCTGAGCGTAGCTCGCTACATGCAGGTGGAAAAGGACGCACGCGTCTACGGTTACCTGAGCGCACTGTTCTCGGGTGACAACGACCTCGTAGTTGGCGCTATTGCTGCCGTGACCAGCACGTCCTTGGACGCTGCTGCTACCGGTGGTGTGCTGACCCACAAGGCCTGGGTGAAGTTCCTGGCGCGTAACCGCAAGTTCCGCAACATCGACTACATCGTCTGCGACATTGACACCTACCTGAAGATTGAAGGTCGCGCCGGTCGTCCAGGTACGGTGGCTTACGACCCACGCTTGGCTGTGATTGACCCACAAGCCATTCCAGCTAACCAAGTGAACGTAGGTTTCGGCAACAACGTGAAGTTCTTCATCGTTGACTCCGCAGCCGAAGGTGGTCCAGTACCAGCTAACACGATCTGGGCGCTTGATTCCCGCAAGGCTATCACCCGTGTGACCAACGTTGGTGCAACCTACAGCGCCAGTGAGGCTTTTGCCCTGCGTCGTAGCACGGCCATGAGGTTCGACTATTCGGAAAGCTGCTACCGGACTTTTGGTGACACCGATACGCGTGCTTTTGACGTGCTCACAATCTCGTGAACATAGTTAGCTAAGAAAAGGCCCCGATTGGGGCCTTTTCTTTATTAGTTTAAACAGGAGAAGTTCCAGTGGCATCTTTAGACTTTTTACGTCAAAACCTAGACAGCGATGAACGATACCTGGGTGAGTACACCAGTGCAGAAATCGCGCAAATAAACGTGGCGATAGCTTCGGACGGCTACAGGCCGAAGCTAGGCAGCACCTTGACCAACAAGGGCACAGGGCAACTGTGCGCCCTGCAAGGTGTTAATGGCTCCGCAGTGTTTACTTCGGTGTCAGGGGCTGGGAATTCTGGTTCGCGCATACGTATTGCGTCGAACACCGGTGGCTGGATTACTGTGCCTGTATCTCGATCAAACGGCACAGACACTAGTGCAACGAATCGAATCGGGTTTCGTGTCAATACGCGCTGCAAAGCGCCCAGGTGGGTCTTCGCAGGCGGCTATCAAGACTCATCGGGGCTGCTAAATCCAACGGGCAATGCAGTCAGAATATTTGCAGTGCTAGATTCTTTTTCTCAGTTACCCGCGATTCCGTTAAACAACGCGACTGGCATACCTATTTCCTTGGGAGGGCGCACTGCGCACATTTTGCCCGACGGAGAGATAATGGAAAGTCACGCCCTAGGGGTAGCACTAGAACCTGCAACGGACTACAACTATCGCGTCTACACAAACGTAGACACGGGCGGTAGGTGGCCGCATCTAGTCACAACATCGTCATATGTCGGGTATGGCGCAAACGCTCGCACTACATCCCCGACATATGGCAGCACGGTCACAGATGGGTCCGACAAAACACAGTCTTTTGCAGATTCTGGCGGCGGTCTTGCGGCTACCGCTCATGGCTTTGGTGCAATTGCCGTGCTTGCTGAGCAAATAACACATGCTGCGGTCTGTCTAGTTGCTGGCGATAGCATCGCAGCTGGTTCAGGTGATGTTGCGGGCCGTGGGTACATAGTTCGGGCCCTTGAGTCCGCTGGAATCGGTCACCTGAACGTTGGCATTGGCGGAATTACTGCACAAAATCTGTGGCGGTTCGGGCAAGTGCCTCAGTATTTATCGCAGTACGCAGATCACATAATGTTGCATATCGGTACAAATGACTTTAATGCAGGCGCAACAGTTGCTCAGATTAAGTCGCGCATTTTAGATTTAGCTCGGACGTTTACGGCAGCGGGGGCAAAAATTTGGGTAAGCACAGTTTTACCAAGGGTAGTGGCTACAACTGATGCATATGCTTCTCCGGGGAATCAAACGCCGGTAGCATGGGAGGCGTTGCGAGTTGAATACAACAACTATGTGCGCCACCCTAACGGTCTGCGCACAGACCTACGTGCAGACCTTGGGTCATCAAAAATCGGGGGCATATTTGACCCCTGTGTTATCGCGGAGCGCGGTGCAACTGGCGAGTTGATTGTGCTTGATGAAAATGGTCAACAATCTGTGGGATCTGGCGGGCGCTGGGTAACAACAGGTGCCGCAAATTACGCTACTGTGGATGGCATACACCCCTCACCTACTCTTACAGCGCTAATGGCAGCGGCAGTTCCGGTGGCTGCAATTACTCTGTGACCCATCCCCTGCCGGTGAGGTAAGACCTACTTAAAACAGGTCTTTTAGTCCTCTTCAGCAATTGCCAACAGTAAGTAAGTCCCCTAGGCCTCCAATGCCTAG